GACATCAAAATACATGAAATGTCGCTAAATCCAGATCAAGGGTATGAAGATGATCGATGAGATGAGCAAAATAGATGAACTAATTATTCTATATGAGAACATACTAAATGAATTAAAAGAATCATTGGCAGAAAAAGTTGTCGTACTTAACGAAATTTCCGAATTGTACGATGCTATGCAGAAAATTGAAGATCGACTAGATCAACTATACGAAGAAAATAACGATAATGGCGAGATTACCTAACTCAGACTTTACCGCTGACCAACTAATAGAAGCCCTGACACACTCCAGGGGATTCATACTCTCTGCCAAAAAATATCTTCTTAAAGTGTATGGGATTACAACCGGTTACTCAACGATTAAAACATGCATTAAGAACTGGGAGATGGGTGATTGGCTTGATGAAATACGAAAGAGTTTAGTCGAAGATTGTCTTAATAAGACCTTCGCTAAAGGTGTAGCAGATGGCGATAACCACTGCATATTCTGGATACTAGAAAAATACGGCCACCATGTTGATTTCCTAGATGGTAAAGACACAGAAACAGAATCGAAAAAAGGTTGGAGAGAACTACTTGACTACCAAAAAAGACCTTCTGAGTCCGATACAGAAACGCAGCCTGATAGAGAGCACAGCGAGACTTAATTTCTGGGAAGGCCCTGTTCGTTCAGGTAAGTCTTACTCCTGCTTTTGGCGATGGATAGACTTCATACAGAATGGGCCACCAGGGCCGCTAATTATGTGCGGAAGAACTGAGCCAACTATTAAGAGAAACATCATAAGGCCGCTACAAGACCTTATTGGTGATGATCTGCAATATATGTCGGGTAAGGGTGAAGTAAAGCTTTGGGGACGGACTATTGACGTTGTAGGTGCTAATGACGAAAGAGCAGAGGCGAAAATACGAGGTTCCGAATACGTCGGAGCACTCCTTGATGAAGTTACTATTATACCCGAAAACTTCGTCAAGATGTTATTTTCGCGCTTGTCTGTTCCTGGAGCGAAACTATTCGGCTCTACTAACCCTGACAGCCCATTTCATTGGTTGAAAGTAGATTACCTTGATAAAGCTGGAGAAATGGATGTAAAGGTATTTTCATTTGCTCTAGATGACAACCCAGCTTTAGATGAAGATTACAAGAAGAACTTAAAAAAAGAATACTCTGGTCTCTGGTATCAAAGATACATTGAAGGACGTTGGGTATTAGCAGAAGGCGCAGTTTATGACTTTTTCGATGAATCGATACATACTATACCTTACCCTCCCTCTCCAGCTACTTATTATATCCTTGGTGTGGATTACGGTACTTCCAATCCTTGCGTATTCACTCTTATTGGCTATAACTCGGGAAGTTACCCTAATATGTGGCTGGAAAAAGAGTATTACTATGACTCAAAAGCCAAAAACAGACAGAAGTCAGACAGCGAATATGCCTTAGATTTGATTGATTTTCTGAGGGGATACCAGGTGAAAGCAATATATATTGACCCTTCAGCGTTGTCATTTAAGGTTGAATTAAGGAAACAGGGATTAAGTAATCTTTTAGATGCTGACAATGATGTTTTAACAGGTATTAGATTCACCTCTCAACTCATATCTAATGGTACTTTCAAGGTCTGCAAACAATGCACGAACGCCATAAAAGAGTTTAGTACTTATGTATGGGATGAAAGAGCAAGTAGACGCGGGATTGATCAACCTTTAAAGCAAAATGACCACGTCATGGATTCCTTAAGATACGCATTATACACACACTTTTTTAATAAAAGTCAATCTAGAATGACAGAAGCAGACTGTCAGGCAATGGAAAGAGCATATGCAAAGAAATTTTAGCGCAGACATTGTTATTAAATGTTCTAAAGAACAAAAAAATATAGTGAGTATAATTCCTTTTTCTGATAGTGATAAGCGTATAGCAAAAACTCTTGAAAAAGTCCTAAATCAATGCCTAATGCACGACGACCATTTGGATTTTGAAAGGGAAGACTGTTTTAGAAGAATGACTAGCGAAATTCGGTAGACAGGAGCATCTATGAGGCTTACAGGCCAAGAAATAGTAAATGCATGGGACGATGCTTATGACAAGAACTGGTACGCCTGGAATGGATTGATACCTGCTTGTGAAACCGACATGGAAATGTTTCTTGGTAATCAATGGCAAGATAATGAAAAGCGTGCCTTGCTGCAAGAGGGAAGAAATCCACGAGTCTATAATTTCATCCGACCTAAAATAAACATGGTATCTGGATACCAGAAGAAATACCGTCAGTCCTCCGTTGTAGTTCCTACAGAAGCTCAAGACCAAAAAGTCTCAGACCAACTTACCAAAATGCTTATGTATGTAATGCAATTTGGTGATGGTTATGAGTGCATTTCTGATTGTTTCCGTGGCTCGCTAATTACTGGATGGAATCTTTTAAGCCTATGGAAAGACTATAGAACAGATCCTGTCAATGGCGATATCAGATTTGGAAGAATACCATTTAATGGGTTCCTATGTGATCCATACTTCTCAAAACGAGATTTTAGTGATTGCGCAGATATTCAAAGAAGAAACTACATATCATTAGAGCAGGGAAAATCTCTTCTACCCGATTTCCGCAAGGAACTTGAGACTCTTTATCGAGTTGGTTGGGAAAGAGATGACAAATTTAACTGGCTACCATATCAACAACAGCCTAATGGCCAGCGAATGCTTGCGTATGATGAGTTTTGGGTGCAAGGTTGGGAATCTAAGAAATATCTTTATAATGTATCTACCGGAGATACATTTAATTACGAAGGAAAGGATTCCGACTATTTCTTGTATGCTGACCCAAATATGGAATTGATAGAGAGAACAGAACCATACGTCGATCAACATATTATTGTTAATAATCAGCATATAACGACAGAAAGAAATCCATACGGCCTAAACGAATATCCTTTCATACCTTTCTTCTGTGTTTTTGAGCCTGAATCTCCCGATTATCTGCTGAAAATACAATCATTAGTACGAACAATGATTGATCCGCAACGTGATGCGAACAGACGTCGTCTACAGATGACAGATATAGTCGAAAGCCAAATAAACTCTGGATGGGCAGCTGAAGAAGATTCTGTTGCAAACCCACAAAGCCTATATCAAACCTCACAAGGTAAAGTTGTCTGGAAAAAGCCTGGATTACAACCAGGGGCACTTGAAAGACTACAACCTGCACAAATACCTCCTTCATTCTTTGATCTGAACAATCTTCATGATAGCGATATTGGCATGGTAGCCAACATTTCTGATGAACTACTTGGTCAAGCATCAAATGATCAAGACTCGGGTCTTAAGGTAATGCTTCGACAAGGAGCGGCACTCGTTGGACTACAAGACGTCTTTGATAACTTACGCTTTGCGCAAGAGGTCACATCGAAGAAAGTAATCAAAATGCTTTGTAGTTGGACTCCAGAAAAGATGCAACGCATCATGAATGAGGAACCAGATGAGAGACTGAAAAGTATAGACGTTTCAAAGTATGACATCGCAGTACAAGAGGGAGTGCTTACAAACTCTCAGCAACAACTCTTCTTCCGCCAAATGCTCGATATCAAAGCTATCGATCCAGATGCAGTGCCTCCTGGATTCCTTGCAAAAATCGCACCACTACAAGGCAAAACAGAGTACTTGCAAGCAGTCGAAGAGTACAACAAGCAACAACAGCAACAGCAAGCAGAGCAAGCAAAAGTACAAAACCAACAAATGGCTGTTCAAAGCGAACTTATCCAGTCTCAGTCTATAGCAAATATAGCTTCGGCGAAAGAGAGATTTACTCGTGCGGTCGCGAACATGGGTCTCGAAGATGAACGCGCTTCAAAATCTGTTGATAATAGAGCCGACGCAACTCTTAAGCGTATGCAAGCAGCTGCACAGCTTGACTCTATGTCAGATGATAAGTTAATGAAATACCTAGATGTATTTCTCAAGTTAGAGCAGGTCAATGCAGCAGAAGAGCAAAAGCTTAAAGCTGATGACGTCTCTATATCGGCCGGAGTGGCCAACCAAAAACCAAAAGAGGTATCAAATGGACAAGAAATATAATCCAAACAAGGTTCCTAAGGAATCTCGTGTTGATGCTCACTATCCTGGTAAATCACATAATGAGAAATATTTAAATACTCAAGATGCTG